GGGTCGAGGTGTAGTTGTTTCCCCATCTCCAATCCCACGATACCCAACGCAGTGCGCTCAATGGATTCCTCAAGGGCAATGTATCCCACGGACTTATCAGTGGTGGTGAGGATGTGATGGCAGATGATACGACAGATCTGCGACTTCCCTTGTCCACTTCCCGCACAGAAGGTAACAATCTCTCCCTTGCGTATTCCTCGGGTCATGGTGTTAAGCCCGTCGAATGGGTACGGGATGCTTTCGGTGTGCTTCGGGTTGACCAAACGCTCGTGGATGTCAGAACCAGAAACAATCGCATCAGGTCTCCACGGGTTGGCTTGGAAGATCGCATGGATAACATCCTTGGATCTCTTGTTGGCCAAGCATTCGTTGGCATCCTTCAACGGAAGACGGGCGACTTTGGCTTTCCCGGCTGGAAGAATACCAACAACATCCTCTACTGCTTTACGACCTGGGTCATCCTCGTCAAACATCAGGATAACCTCCTCCCACTTCTCAAGCCACCGAAGGTTCTTCTTAAAGACATTAGCGGCTGATTGTGATCCAGTCGGAAGGGAGACCACAGCATATTTGTTCTCTTGAATCTGGCTAACACTCAAGGCATCAACCTCGCCTTCAGTGACAACTAACTTCCTTCCCCCCATCGGGTGTAGGTGTTGTCCATAGAAGCGATCAGCAATCTTACCGAGGATCATGAACTGCTTCCCTTCAAAGCGTAGCTTCTGTCCTACCAGTTTGCGGTCATCGTTATAGTAGTCAGCAATGTGACAGCACCGTCCTTTGTATTCACCGATGTGATATCGCATGTGGCGACAGGTGTCATGGGTTATGTGACGGGCGGGTATGTCGGAGTAACGTCCATTAAGGAACGTGTCATCCGTTGAATGTAGGGGTTTGTTTATTTTCATTTCAATTTTTTTATCATCAGATGGTCGCTTGTAGGAACCACATGAGTGGCAGTAAGTCGAATCATCTTCGTTGATGCACAAGGCATCGCTTGAGCCGCACTCATCGCACGGCAAATGTGTTTGTTTATACATGGTGGTGGTTACCTAGTCGAACCAAGAACGTGGTATGCTGTTCTCACACCAAAGGAACCCGTGCTTGTCACACCAATCCGCATAGGTGGTCTTCGAGCGTTTGTTCAAGGTGTTAGAAGCTCGCATGAAGACGAACCTTATGTCCATCTCCGGGTGCTGCTTCTTGACCAACAGATGCTTGGCGCGGTCGCTCGAAAGGAACCGGCCTTTGGCCTCAAGCATAACACCATTATCAAGAACGAAGTCTGGAGTGTAGTGGTGCTGCTTGAGGTAGCCGATACGTTCGGTCTCGTAGCCGAAGCTGACCCCCGCACGCTTGAGTGCAAGGGCCAACCTCTTTTCGAATTTAGAACGGAACCTTGGCATCGTCACCTTGGTCATCAGTGAGCGCATCACCGAGGTCTTCGCTTACGAATCCTCCATCCTCTGAACCAAACCCGAAGGCTTCGCCACCACCAGGATTGTATTCAACAAGCTCAATGAGTTGCGCAGCGCGGAGTCTAAGGGTGTATCCAACGCCAAGCATCGGACTGTTCCATGAGTGTGGCTCAACGGACAGACGGAGCTTTGAACCGCTGCCAATGTTAGGAGGATCGTTGAGCTTCTTTCCGGTGCTATCGAACAAGGCGACCGAGAAGTTCAGAACACCCTTATTGGTTTCACGACGAGCTACTTGCTTGGCATACAACTCGTAGTCACCGTCATCATTCTGCTTAAGTGGGGCGTTATCATGACGCTTGAGCTTCTTGCCCCCAGCCTCTTTGCAGTGACGAGCGTATTCATCCTCAAGCCAAGGACTGATCTGAGCGTCAACGGCATTGTAGTCCTCCTCACTAAGGATCAATCGACAAGAGAACACTCCGTTGTCATCGAACTTGGTATCAGGTTCTACCATTTTGGGGTAGACGCTTTTCCCTACTGGGGTGGTAATCTTAAGATTTTGGTTTTTCATCTTTTTTGTTTCTTTTTTGTGGTTTCTTTTTTGTGGTTCTCTCAGCTTTAATTGTTAGCTGAAAAAGTATTTTGAGTCCCGAAGGGTGTTAACATCAAAGTTTCCGTATTCGGGGAGGGGAGGCAGAGGCTCAACGCTATTGTTCTGCCATTGTTCTGCGAGGCTAGCAAGAATATCTTTCGAGAACATGTCGGCGAAGCTGTCGCGTATGGACGATGCCAATACATCACAGTTATTACTATGGGTGGCGAAGCTGTCGTGGATCATCGCGAAGTCACTTACACCCCGGCGATGGGCTTCGTTAGTAGTTAACACCAACCCAGCCGCATCCAAGCTATGCACTACATTAGGAGACGCACCGTTGCGCTGCTTGCGTGTGTCCAAGTCATCGGTGCTATCCTTAAATCTGACCGCTGTTAACGACCCGTGTAGCCATGTGCGAACCTTCCGGCTGACTTGCTTGCGGTAGTCTTGGCTCACTCGGAATCCACTCGGTGCTATCCATGTGAGTGGCTCATCCTGTTCCGCTAACATGTGGGCAACATCCTGGAACCAATCCATTAGTTTCTTTGGTCGAGTTAAAAGAGTCTCGATACTGTCCCACAGGAGATCCCCAAGATATTTAATGGCCGGGTAAACGTGACTGCGACCAAAGACACACTCAATACCACGTTTACGGTATGTCTCTTCATACCAGTCAGCTATATAATCCCTGTTGGAGTAGGCACTCAACCCGTAAGGAAAGCACATGACCGACTTTTTCGCGCATACGCGGTCGATCCCGAAGTCCACCCAAAGGCGAGCGTAGTCACGACCCTCGGCGGCATGCTCCCGAAGGACTCCCAAGGTGTGATCCGAGACCATCCGGTAGATGTCTTCGGGGGAATCCGTAGGGCTTACGTTGGTGGCGTGACATCCTTGTTCGTCTCTACTTAATAACGATAACAACTGTAGCCCGGAGTTCGTCGCGTCCATTGCACACGGTAGGTGCGTCTGGAAATTCTTGGAGACCTTGGTGTGGAGGTCAGCCCATTCGAAGCACCAGGACAAGGCTTGCCAAGGTTCGTCTGCCTCAATCCACTCACGGTTACCCTTGGGGTCTTTGGCAATGCGGATGGCATCACGGGTGAATCCCTCAGCCCACGCAATGCGATCATCAAAGGCGATCTTGTCTTTACCGAAACAGTTGGCTCCGTGGATTGCTAACCACTTCTTATCATCGTCGCTCTTAATGGGAAGACCCCTGTGAAATTGTAACAATCCCCTGCAATGGTCTGGGCCTTGGTAGTTAAGGTAGCTTGGGATCTGATAGATGCGACCACGGAAGTCACACGATGAGGGCATGAACATACGATCACCACGGAACTTACGGGCAAGCATAAGGATCTTTGAGATAAGTATGCGCTGGCTTGCAAGGGTGGTGTTATAGGATGCTAACTCACGCTTGTCATCACGCCAGTTCCGTATCTGCTCCTCCGTCATGCTTTCGTTGGCATCAGTCCACTCTGGAAGGGGCACATCTTGGCGAGGCGGTAGTCCTATCCCGAGGTCACTGTCCCATGCCCACTCCAAGACATCAAGGACTCGATGGTTGATGGCATAGGGTGTCTCCTGGATACGGTTGACCGCATTGTAAACTTCCGGCATCTCAGGGGCTTGGCGTAACACCTCCCGATCACTGCATCTAATGAAAGGTAACGCAGGAATAGGACTGGAGTCATCCGAGGCGAACCCGTAGCCACCCCCAAAGACACGCTCCCACGGTTGCGGTGAGTCCACCATCGGCATCCAAAACGGAAGCAACAGTTCACGGTGGTGGTTGTAGTCGTTAATCCATTCCCGTGTGACTTCCGAAATCTCCACCATCCGCATTGGTTTGAACACTCGTCGCCGGCGTTGCGCTTTCTCAGTGAAGGCGATGAGTCCGGTACGGTCATGCACTATTTCTAGGAGTAACGCTCCACACCCAATGCGATCTCTGCGTGTCCAGTCATCCCAACCCACTTCTTCGTTCCGGGCGGTCTTGTGAAGATATCGACTCTGGGTTGCGCCACGCTTGGCGAGATCTTGCATACGCTTAACCAATCGGCTCCCGAACTCATGCTCACGGATTAACAATGATGAAAGCAACTGGTCTTCAATGGCACGACCCAACTTGCTTGCGACCGAGGCGTAACTGCGTGACTCATCAAGGACATCAAGGGTGGCTTTAACTGCTAACAATCCCACCGCACGGGTGTCGGGAAGGGTTAACTCAGCAAGGCACTGCTGCCAGATGCTCTTGTTGCGGATCGGTTTGATCCTTTCGATGGACTCAGTAAGCCCTAACACCACCGGCTCCACCCCGTCACGCATTATGCGTCTTCCGGCGTGAGTCAAGGAACCTTTGGTTGTGGCATTGCGACGATAACGTGCCACCCCCATGTCCACCATGTCTTGATTCAATTCGTCCTGTTCCATATTTACATAAATTGTCAACACTGTGTTCAATGAAGGCAAAACAGTAGCCTGGTTCGTAGCTCTCCTACGACTCTATTCAGCGATGACATTTTGATTCTA